AACGGTGCAAATTCAGCAACATATATTACTCCTCCTACAGTTTATCCAACAAGTCCTGCCGAGCAGTTCCGTTGTGTATTGACAAATGCTAATGCAACTACAATAACATCTAATGCAGCAACACTGACTGTCAATGAATCAGAATTTGTATCAGGACCTGCAACTGTAACACCAGTCATAGACACGGATACAAATAGAACATTTTCTAGACAACCTGTTATTAACACTACACCATTTATTGTTGAGTATGCAGGGTCTACTCACTTCTCTAGTTTCTGGAGAATAAGAAGAGTTGTAGATAACGTGACAGTATATGATACATCACAGTCATTTAGTAATGGTGATACTGGTAATTTAACTTCGCTAACTGTTCCTGTATCAACACTAGACTTTGATACTGCATACGCAGTTCAAGTTAAATTTAGAGACAACAATGGATTGGAGAGTGCATACTCTGCTGCAGTCAACTTTACAACACCTCTAGTTGACCAACCAGAAATACAGGTTATTACTCCTGCATTTAATCCAACAATCAATGTGGATCCTATTGCAATGAAAGCAGGATATCAACATACGTCTAGTGATTGGCAGTTTGCTCCTGCAGATACATTTGCAAGTATTGTTCATCAATCTCTTGGTAACTCAACAAACTTAAATTCTTACACATTGCCAGGTGCTGTTAACCTTAGTGCAAATACTACATATTATGTAAGAATTAGATTCAACATCAATCCTACCTAACATGGCAACTCCATCAAGCAGAGAAGGACTTATAGATTATGCACTACGTCAAAACGGTGCACCAGTCCTCGAAATAAACATAGACGATGATCAGATCAGTGATCTAGTGGATGATGCTATCCAATTTTATAATGAGAGACATATGGATGGTTACATTAGAACTCATCTAAAAGTTAAGTATGATCAGTTGATGTTAGATGACATGACAACAGATACTGATACTACTGTTTCTCAAGGAACATCTTCTGGACAGACTCTTACATTTAAAGAACAGAACAACTATATTAAAATGCCACCATATGTGACAACTGTGGTTAAGGTATTTGATTTTGTATCTAAGAATGTTACAAACTTATTTGACGTTAGGTATCAGTGGAGATTGAATGACCTCTGGGATCTTACACAGACAGAGATTCTTACATATGAAATGGTCAATAGAAGATTAGAAGATATCTACTATCTGTTGGAAGGACAGAAACAGATTAGATATCAGATGCGTGGTGATAGGTTATATCTTGACCTAGACTTTAAGACTGACGTTCCCGCAGATCAGTTTATAGTTTTAGAATGTTATAGAGCAATAGATCCTAATCAATTTACAGATGTATACAATGACATCTGGTTAAAGAGATATGTGTCTGCACTTATACAAAGACAGTGGGGTGCTAACTTAATTAAGTTCCAAGGAGCACAGTTGCCAGGTGGAATTACAATGAACGGTGAGTTTATATACAACGAAGGTAAAGCAAAGGTAGAGAAACTAGAAGAAGATATGATAAGTCGTTATGAGACACCACCACTAGACATGATCGGATAATGGCAAGAACCACCTTCTTTACACATGGCACTAGGAACGAACAGTTTCTATTGCAGAACTTAGTAGAAGAACATCTCAAAATGTTTGGGATGGATGTTCTCTATTGCCCTAGAGAAATTATCCAAAAGGACGGTGTGTTTAATGAAGAAGTAATTGGTGAATTTAATGATGCATACTTGATAGAAGCATACATGGAAAACTTTGATGGTTTCCAAGGTGGTGGAGATATACTTACAAAGTTTGGTGTAGCACAGACTGATGAGATAACTATGGTTATATCTCAGCAAAGATTCTCGGATCTTATATCACAATTCCTTCTACTTGATAAAGATTATCAAGCACCAGAAAGACCACAAGAAGGAGATCTGATATACCTTCCGTTAACAAGTAATTACTTTGAAATAAAATTCGTAGAGCATGAAGAACCATTTTACCAGTTAGGTAAAGGTTACGTATATAAACTGAAAGCAGAACTATTTGAATACAGTGATGAGAAAGGAGACGTATTTGATAGTGATGAGGATCTAGTAGATTACGGTTATACTGTCAAGCATTACTATCTTACAACTAATGGTGTTACTGCAACTGGAAACGCTGTAGTAAATAATGGTGCACTTACCAATATATTCATTAGTGATAATGGTAGTAAGTATAACGAAACACCTTTAATTACAGTTACTGGTGATGGCACTGGTGCAACTGCAGAAGCATTTTTGGTTAATATAACTGTGAGTGGTGGATCACCTGTAGCGTCTGCTGTGATTAGAGCAACAGTAAAAGAAGGACAAATAAGATCTGTCAACATTGTAAATGGTGGATCTGGATATGATGAAGATAGAGCAACATTAAATGTATCTGCACCTGATGCGGGTGGTATAGCAGCAACATTAGTTCCTACTTTTACCAATGGAACTTTGACAGAAATCAATATATTAAGCGGTGGTTCTGGTTACAAAAGTGTAAGACTTATAGATATTACTAACGGTGGCAGTGGTTACACAACCGCAAGTGCATCGTTTACTCCTGCTCCTACAGGAATTACAGGTGCCTTTACAGTTCCAGAAACAGTTACAGGTGCATCAACTGGTGCTACTGCTAACCTAGTAGAATGGAATGCTGATGAAGGATTTGTAAAACTTAAAACACCAACTGGATCATTCTTGGTAGGTGAAGTAATTGTAGGGTCAGAGTCTGGAGCACAGATAGTTTTGGATAATAGAGATGAGCAAGCAACTGCTGATCCTAAATATTCAGAAAGCGTAACCTTTGAAAACTTTGGTGACGATATCATTGACTTTAGTGAAACCAACCCATTTGGATTAGTATAATGTTAGGTGCATACACATACAATAAAATTATTAGAAAGTGCGTTATAGGATTTGGAACGCTATTTAATAATATAGAATGTAGAAAAGAAAACAAAGATGGTTCTGTATACAGTAGGATGAAAGTTCCTCTAGCATACGGTCCTCGACAGAAATTTTTAGCAAGACTAGAACAACAGGCAGATCTAAACCAGAAGGTTGCGATTACAGTTCCACGTTTGTCATTTGAGATGACAGGAATATCATATGATAGTTCTAGAAAACTTGCACCAACAACTTTAACATTACAGGCAAATACAGAAAACGCAGTCAAGAAACAGTTTACACCTGTTCCTTATAATATTGATTTTGAATTAAATATAATATCTAAAACAAACGACGAAGCATTAGAGATAACAGAACAGATACTTCCTATCTTCCAACCATCATATCAGATGTCTATTAAGTTGGTTGATGATATGGCAGACTTTAGGGATGTGCCTATTGTATTGAATAGCATCAATTATAGTGATGACTATGAAGGATCTTTTGATGAGAAGAAAATTACTTTGATTACAATGCAGTTTACAGTCAAAGCATACATCTTCGGACCTGTAGGATCTTCAGCACCAATCAAGAAAGCAAAAGCAGATATCTATACTACTATGCCTTCTGCTACAGCAACCAGACAGGTAGAGTATCAAGTTACTCCAAGGGCACTTACAGATCAAAACCAAGATGGAACTACAGAACTTGCAGGAGCAATTACTGCGAAGAACCTTACCATAGAGGTTGTTGATTTTGTCAATATACCAACTCAATCATACATTGAGATTGGCAATGAGGTCTTGTATGTCAAGAGCAAAACATCTCCGAACAAACTATCAGTTCGTAGAGCACAGAACGGAACAAAGGCATCTGCTGCAACTGCAGGAACACCAGTTGATCTTGTAGATGTTCAAGATGATGCACTACTTACAGGTGGTGATGACTTTGGATTCAGTGAAACGGTATCGTATTATGAGTAAAGACGACATGGCAGGTTTGAATGATACCTTCAATACTGAAACCACAGAGACAGAGGTATTACCAAAGACAAGTAAACTTCACCTAAAAAAAGGTGAGGATGTCGATAAGGATTATGAATATGCTAGAGGTAACCTGTATTCTCTAATTGACAAAGGACAAGAAGCAGTTAATGGTGCACTTGATCTTGCAATGTCATCTGATCATCCACGTGCATACGAAGTTGCAGGACAACTAATCAAACATGTTGGTGATGTTGCTGACAAACTCATGGCACTACAAAAAGACAAGAAAGCAGTCAAAGAAGAGAGTGCATCAAAGACAGTTACTAACAACGCATTCTTTATGGGAAGCACTGCTGACCTACAAAAAATGTTAAAACAAGCAAGTAAGAAAAAAGATAAATAATCACATGGCATACATCAGACACGACGAAAACAATAACCCAGTCAGTCCTCAACCAGGCAAGACTACGGTAAACCAGTTCTCAGGAAATGAGGGTTGGAGCACAGTCACGTATGAAAACTTTAACGCTGACTATCAAGCTCGTAATACCAACAATACTGCAAGAACACCTGGCACGTTTCAAGCAAGAAACACTGATAACAGTCCTAGAACTCCTGCTGCGTATCAGCGTCACGACAAAGACAACAATCCAGTAACAGGTTAATGGCAACACGTATACCTACAATGTATGGAAGATACTATACTATCTCCCTAATATGGAGAGGTAGGCAGTTTACTTTCACTGCATACAGATCAAATCTTTCCAAGATGCAAAGACCACAGGCACAAAAACTGTGTGATAAAATGTATCCTGGTTGTAGGGTTATATCATTCCATGAGTCAGATGCAACTGACG